TCATGTGCGTTGCTTTCTGCATGAAGTATTCCGAAAGCTTACCGCCGCCGGATCCATAATTCCACAAATCGGAAACGCCACGCGCCACAAGCCCCGGCTTTACCCTGGAAACGTCAACCCCGGCGCCCTCTAAAAAGTCCAAAACTTCCTCGATATACTCCGAAATAGTGTTGTCCTGGTAATTGCCGCCGATTCCTAAAGCGTCTTTTACGCCTGCAAGCATTTCTTGTGTCATAGTGTCGCCCCCGATTTTGTGAAAGTATGGAAAAGGAGATTTAAGTAACAAAAAGGCTTTTCAAGCTCTTGCCACTCCGTAAAAAAGTATCAATAGCAAGCCGCGATTGTAACAGCGCCGGTTGCAAGTGTTGCCTTGTAAAGTGTTGCGCTGTTGGGATCCACGGTTGCGCTGCCCTCGGTGGGGTCTACGGCTGTTCCCGCAACCTTAAAGCCCTTATACTCATAGTCCGCAATGAAATAAACCGTTGCGGCGCTCGAACCGCTTGCGAAGTCGAAAGACTTAACAGGCTCGTTGCAAATCGCAACGTCGGTCGAGGGGTTTGAACTGATCGAGAAAACGCCGGGTGCGGTTGCGGCGATAGCTGTTACGGTCTTCGCCGCCAGTATTGCCGCATTTGCAAGGATTGAAAGCAGGTCGCTCTTTGTTACGGGTACGATCTTATTTGCATTAATCATTTGAAAAATTCCTCCTGTTTATTTTTTAGGGTGCGGGTGTGAAAGATACCCACTTTCCGCCGCTTACTTTCAGCATATCGCCGTTGGAAAGCTTTGACGGGTCGGGCAGTAAGCTTTCGCCGCTTTCGGGCAGAACGCCCGCAAGCGCTGCTATCAGCTCTGCGTTGGTGTTAGCGTTCGCAACGTCGTCCGCGTCGCCGCCTAACGCCACGTAAAGGGCTTTTAATGCTTCAACGTTCGTCATGTCGTGTTCCCCCTTTCATCAAGTGGAACTTTTCTTGATAAGCCATACGCCCGCGGGATTTACGAGCTTGCCGTCAACGACAACAAGCATCTTGTTTACCCACTCGTTCGTCTCTTCGTCGAAATAGCGCTTCATTCCGAACTCCATGTTCGAATTGATCGCGTAAGCTTCGGGCTGCCAGAAAATGCCGACAACGTCATTGTTTGACGCGTCGTCAAAGTCTCCGATAACGTCGGGCTCGACTACGTCGATAGTACGACCGAAAAATCTGCCGTAAGGTGCGGCAGCGTCGCCGTCGCCCATTTCAAGCCCGGTAGCCTGTCTGAAAACGGGGTTGTTGTTGCTGTCCGCCATTGTCTCGAGGTAGCTTTCAACGGTCGAAAGCGGGAAAATAAAGTCGCCCGCTCTGTAGCCTAAAGGCAGCTTTGCGAAAAACTTCTTGCGCCACTTTGTCCAGTCGTTGATCTCGGCAGCGGTAAAGGTTACGACGTTGGCAACGGGTACGCGGCTATCGTTAAGGATTCCGAGCATCTGTCCGTCGCCCGTTCCCTTTACTATGCCGATATCCATTGCCTGCAGGAACGCTTCAAGCATAACCTTGACAACCTCGCGCTCAAAGAGGTCAAGGGAAACGATCGACGAAAGCAGGGTCTGTGCTACGCGGATTTCTCCAACGTTGTAAGAAAATTCAACGGTTTCGGTCGTGCCGCCGTTCTGCCTGGGTGAAACGGTCTTTTCGGATATCCACTTAAAGGTAGCCTGCAGCTTACCAACGGGGATCTTCACGCCGCCGCGAACGTTAAGCTTGCGGACCTTGCTGTAAAGATTGCCGTAAACCTTGCGGATTTCGTTTGTGAGCTCGTTAAGAACTGTGGTGGGGATGATCGCGCCGAGGCTCTCTGCGTTGGCTGCGCTCTGTCTCTGCTCATACTGTGCGGGGATCGCTGTTCCGCGCTGCACGTACTCCTTGAAAGCCTTGCGGTATTCAAGACTTGCGTACTTGTCCTCGTTCTCGCGCTGCTCGGGTGCGCCAAAGCTCGCGCCGCCCATAGAAACGGGATTAACAAGCTGTGCGCCTGCGGGAACTGCGCCGCGCTGTTCGTTTGCGGTCTGCTCTGCGGCTCTCTTTTCCTCGTCCTCGATAACTGCGATTTCTGCGGTGATATCGTCGATATCGTCGGTGATCTCTGCGGCGCGTGCGGTCAGCTCTCTAACCTCTGCCGCGTCGGTGCTGGTCTGTACCTTGCTTCTGATCTCTGCAAGCTTTGCGTTGAGCTTTGCGAGTCTCTTTTCAAGTAATTTCTTTCTCATGATTTCATACTCCTTGTGAATTTTGTGATAAAATCAAACTTTGCTTTTTCAAGCTCCAACGGGTTACTGTTCACGCTGTCCAGCGTTCCGCCGTTCGACCGCTTCGCGTTCTCCAACGCAAGCCGGGCGCTCTCCAGCGCCGCCTTGTCTCGGGCATTTATCGAGGTAGCTTCATACGCCGGAAATGTCACGGCGCTGATTTCTACGACGGTAGCAAGGGAAATGATTTTGCGGGTGGGGTAGTCCGTGTCCAGGTCGTCCCACTCTTCGTCAGCGATAGCAAACATAAACGACATTTTATCCATATCGCCGCGCGTTACTGCGGAATAATAGTCTTTTGCTCTCGGGCTGTCCTTGATCGCAAGCCCCGCGCGGAAATATAAGCCCTCATTGTCCGGCGTAAGCTGCATTGTACTGTTTGCCGTATTGTTACGGCTGCGGGCGTAAACGTAGCCCGTGTCGTGGTTAAGGCAGAGGCGAACGTCTGTTAAATCGCATTTGTCGAGCGCTCCCGGCATGATTATTTCCCGAAACATTCCGCCGATATCAGCGAAAGCCCCGTAAACTATCGGGCGCCCCTCGATTATTCCCAGCTCGTTTTCCTCGCGGGTTTCAAGCGTGGTCTTATAATCACGGGTTACAAGTCCCTTTTTCTCTTCCATATCCTCGCCCCCTTTTTAAGTCGTGCTTTCCCAGCTATATGTAGCCGCGCCCTTGTCGTCAACGGTGCACGTTAAAACGTAAGCGCCCTCACTTTCGGGTGCTTCGGGCAGCTTGCCGGATAAAAGTCCGTTAAGCTCTACCAAAAGCGCTTCTATACGGCTCTGCGGCGGGTCCGTGTATTCCACGCCCGCGATTGTATCTTCCAAAATTGCCTCGTTTCTGCTTCTTGCCGTGTCGCTCATGTTTTAAACCTCACTTTCTGTTTTTTCTTCGTCCACAACGTCAATATTTATGTTTGCGCCCGTCTGATACTGCGCCGCGTTGTTCGCGTCTATCCAGTTTAGGCTCATGTAGCGCTTGCCCTCTAACTCCGGCAAGGGCTTCAAGCCTAACGCCGTGCGCTTCTCGTTCTCAAAAAGCGCCCCGGTCGGTGAAAGTATGTTTATCATTTCCAGCGTTTGCCCGATTGACATAAAAACAAGGTCTTTCGGGTAGAGCTTGACGGCGTTCCCGAACGCTTTTTCACGCTTGGTAAAGATTTTCTTTGTGAAAGCCTGCGAAATTGAAATAATGATCGGCTCGAGGGTCTTTTGGTAAAATGCCTCGTATTGCTCTTTGTTATAGTCGCCCGTTAAGATTGACAGCGGGACCCCAAAATTTCGGAGTATCTTTTCGTCGATAAATTTAAGCGTTTCGGCGTTGACGATCTCGCTTTTGTGCTCCATCGGCGTGAAGTCCGCTTTTAAATCCAGCGGCAAGAAACCGCTCTCGCCGTTGTTCAATTTTCTTTCCAGCTCCGCAAGCGCCGCCGCGACTTTGCCGTCGTCCATCAGCGTATTAAACTTAACAACGCCGTTTACCGCGTAACTTGCTTTCATAGCTTTGGCAATGCCCGCCAAAAGCGTTTTATTTAATTCGAGCGTTGACAGCAGCGCCGCGTGGTCGGGCTGTCCGGCTTCATTGCCGCCCATGTACTGTGAAACGCTGTAATTGTATTTGATATGTATAACATCATCGTAAGCAATGGTCGTCTTTTCGGCGTTCTCAAACCAAAAAGTAACGAAAAGCTTGCCGCTCGCGTCTTCGATAAAGTCAACCTGCATCGGCTTTATCGGGTAAAGGCTTTCATACCTGCGGCGCTCAACGCCCGTTTTTTCGTCCGTCCATGTGTAATAGGTCGGAATAATAAAAGCGTTATAGTTAAGCAGTAAAAGCCACGCGATTTTCTCCAAAAATTCGCTTGTCGTCATGAGCGGGTTAGGGTCGTTTAAAACTTCCTGGATATTCCCCGCAACCGGGATCGGGTCGGACCCGTTCATGCGTATATGGGTCGGGATAAGCTTTTTTATTTCGTCAACGATACATTTAAGCGCCTGTTGTACCACGTCGCTTGCGTAAACGTCGGTCCCGTTCTGTCCGTAAATAGGCAGCCAGCCGTTAAACATCGGCGCAAAGCTGGTCGACTTCGGCGCCCGTTTAAAAAGTCTGTCAAAGATTCCCATTGTTTAGCCCCCTGTTAGTTTCTTTAGGTCTGATCTATACCGCCGCCACATTTCGTACAAGCTCGCCAGCGTTACGGCGCCGTCGATCTTCTTGGCGTTCTCGGTTTTTATAATAAGCGCTTGCCGCTGTTCGTTTAGCTTCAAACAAGCGTTTGACAAATTCCATTTGTCGACGGGATTGTCGTTGTAATTGATTAAGCGGCTTTTAAAATCGGCTTCGCAAAGATTTATTGCATTTGACAGCGTTTGCGCGTTCTGCAATATCATCTCAACGTCGCCCGCTGCCTTTGTCCAGCCGTAGTCTTCCATTGCAGCAAGCCACTCTTTCGCGAACTTTTGGTCGTAGCCGCATTTATAAAGCTTTATCCCGTGTTCTTTGTAGAGCTTATAAAACCACGCCGCCACGTTTGCCAGGTCTGCTTCGTTGCCCTCGTTGACGGTGATAAATCCTTTTTCCGCCCATTCTTTATAGTGTGCGCCTGCGGCGTGGTCGTCGTTCTCCGGCTGCAGCTTGTTCTCCGGGATAAAATACTGCGTCAAAATGTACTTTGTCGCGTCCCCGGGCTTTATAATTAAAGCTTTAGCACAAACAAGGTCGGTCGTTTCTGCGAGGTCAACGTGTCCCAAACAAAAAGCCCCGCGTAAATCCTCGATATCGAACGTCGCGCCGTAGTCGTAGTCTTCGATATTTAACCAGCTTTGCGCCCCGTTCTGTTTGTAATTAAAGTCTTTCGACAATACGAAAATACGGTCCGCCTTTGACTTCTTCGCAAGGTCCACTTGCTCTTCGAGATAATCAAAGCGCTTTATAACCCCGATTGTCGGGTTG